AAAACGCATTGGAAATGGGATCCAATGCACTACTTATCTTTCTTGGTAAAAATTACTTAGGTCAAACTGACAAGAATCAGCTAGACTTAGTCGGCAACCTGGAGAACGTCTTAAAAGAAGCAGGATTTGAAGGTAAAGCAGATAGTGAACCGGAGAAAGCTCTGGAAGATCTTGGGGTACAACCCAACACCACAACAGTGGGCCATTCATAGCGTAGGACCACTCACCAAAGACGAAAAGCGTTTCAGAGTTGTCTGCATGGGTAGACGTAGCGGTAAAAGCTACATGGCAGCTTATGAAATCATACCTTGGTTACTCACACCAAATACCAGAGGTTGGATCGTGGGACCAAACTACAACTTAGCGCAGAAAATAGCTCGCGAAGTCAAGCGCATTATAATGACTGATCTCAAACTACCAATTGATAGCAAGAAAGAGATTAGTGGAGACTTGTATTACATGAAGATGGCAGGATTGAACAGTGAACTAGCCGTCAAAAGTGCAGACGCACCAGACTCACTGATAGGCGATGGAGTTGATTATCTGGTCATTGATGAGATGGCTTTAATACCAAAAAATACTTATGAGATGTATCTCAGACCTACACTGTCAGATCGTGGTGGATGGGCGCTATTTTGCTCTACACCGCGTGGATTTAACTACTTTTCAAGATTATACGATAGAGGACAAGATGAGAAATACCCAGAGTGGGAATCATGGCAGTTTCCATCAACACTTTCACCATTTTTCAAGGATGACTTAGATGAACTTAGAAAAACACTCACTGATGAAACGGTGCGTCAGGAAATTCTTGCGGAGTTTGTTAGCTTTGCAGGACGCGTTTATCCGTTTGATAGATTTCAAAACATCAAAAACGACCTCAGATTCGATCCGTCTCTACCCACATACGCGGGTATTGATTTCGGCTACCGAGCATCACACTGTTCAGTATTCCAGGTCAAACACAACACATCCGGCATGGCCGATGTCTATCAAATTGACGAAGTAGCGATGAAAAATACCAAGACTGAAGATTTTGCGCGTAAAATCAAATCTTTAGGCTACAACTTTCACGGTATGTTCTGCGATCCCGCAGGTGCGGGTGTGTCACTTCAAAGCGGTGTCAGTGATATTTTTGTATTTAAGCAGCAAGGTATGATTCTTAAATATAAGAAGGACGCTACCACGCGCAATGTTGTAGCGGGTGTAGGCCACGTTAGACGTTGGTTTGAAGATGCAAATGGTGATCCGCACCTATTTGTGTCACCTAAATGCGTAGAAAGTATCCAGGCATATGAAAATTATCGCTATCCAGAGCATAGAAATGAGCAGCAGTTAAAAGAGATGCCACTGAAAGATGGACGCTTTGATCACGCAAACGATGCTTTGCGTTTTGCTTTAGTAAATCTCTTTCCAATGCGCTCCAGGATGGCGGGAGTAATTGACTATGTGTAAACTATTTAACCATTATGTAGAATGCTGACTATTCCGGACTTGTCACAAGAAGCGGTTACATCCGCACTTAAAAGAAAATTACGTTACATAGAGGACGAAAGAACTAAAGAGCGTGATTATCTTATGGATTTCTATGAAGGAATCAATATTGACAATTATGTAGGTAATTATTTCGGACCAGAAACTTTACGTCAAGCAGTAACTCCGGTAAATAATCTGACAAGACGCGTATGCTCACTTCGAGCGATGACGTACAAGAAACCGCCTAGACTCCGAGTAAATGACAACTATAGTAATTATGTCGATATGTATTCACTTAACGCGCAGAGAAGACTACTTGAGCGTTTAACATTTTTATTAGGCACTATGGCATTTCGCAGTAAGTGGAACGAGCTTACGCAAAAGATTGAATATGAGATTATTTCGCATTTTGAGCCTATCTTTCTAGCGGGTGATCCTGCAAATAAACCAATCGGTATCTGCTATCCAGTAGAATACCAGGCAAATGCGCGCATACAAGATCCAGTTCATGCCGTTTGGACTGAAGCGAGAAATGGCCAACCAGGTCAGCATTATTTATTAGATGAAAATGGCAGAATGATACAAGCCAATGAATCTAATCTAAATCCATACGATATTTTGCCGTTTACTTTTACTCATCGCTACCCGCCAATACGAGATTTTTACGTTGGCAATGCTTTAGATGTTGCGCAAACAGATTTAGCCGTCAATGTGGCCTTACTTGAACTCAGCATTGCAATTAAGTATGGTGCTATGGGTATTAAGTTTGTTTCTGGAGTTGATGACGCAAGTCGTATTACTATCGGAACTGACAAAATCTTATATCTTCCAGATGGTGCAAATTTCGGTGTTACAAATAGTGGTGGTTCACTAAGCGAGATTATAGAAGGTACAAGATTCTTAGTAGAGTCTACACTAAATAACAACCATATTAGAGCAAAGTATGCTCGCAATGATTCTGGAAATGCACCTAGTGCTGCTAGTCTTGCAATCATTGAGATGGAAAACATTGACGAGCGCTCTGCAATGACTGAAGATACCTGGAGACCTTGGGAACATCGCAGATATGAGATTGATCGTAAAATTATACAAGTAGAAGCTAGAACTGACCTTGGCGAAGACTACAGTGTTGATTTCTTAGAGCCAAACTACGCACTGACACCGGAAAGTGAAGTAATGTTATGGGATTGGCGCTTTTCAAGAGGTCTTGCATCCCCACAAGACTGGTTTGATTATAATAATCCCGATGCCAGTGAAGAAGACAAACAAAAATTTGCTAATCTGCAAGCAGAAAATGCAGAACAAGATAAGCCTAAAAACAAACTATTAAATATTTTAGCTAATGGCACAAATTGATGATGCCATCAATGCTTATCAAAGTAGCCTGGATAATGCAACTACGCAATTTGTATCAGATACAAAGGAGTTAGAAGATGACGGTTTATCAGTGGAAGAGATACTACTTATTCTCGCTGCGATTGACTTTACGTCCTATTTTGTTGAAGAGTTGGGCATCTCTGCCGGAATCAACTCCTACATGGCTACAACAGAAACTCTTCTTGCTGATTTGCCGTTTTTTGGGGTTGCAACAGAAACACAACTCGTGGCTCTCCAGAATATACAACGCTCAAACATAGAAGGACTTTCAAGAACTGTGGCAAGTAGTATGCGTGCATCAATGGCACAAGGAATTGCAAATCGTTTAGATAGATTTGAAATGGAAGATTTAATTAAAGCAAATTTACGCACTCAAGTGCCAAGAATAGATAATGTCATTGGTACTCAGCTCGCAAACTATCAGCAAAGTGTTATTGCAACGATGGCAGCAGATCTGCCAGATGACACAAAGTATAATTATTCTGGTCCCAGAGATAAAAAGAATCGTCCAGTATGCCGTCAATATTTAGATAGTCAGCCACTAACTAAGAATGAGATAAAAGTCATCAAGAGCGATGGTTTTTCAGCGCGTGGCGGTGTGAATTGCAGACATTTATGGTTGCCTACTGATGTTTAATTTTAGAAAACTATTAGAATTTACAAGCAGTGACCTAAAGTCATATGGTAAGTCAATTACTGCAATACATAAAAAACAAATTGTTAAAGGCATTGACGCAGATGGCGAGTCTTTTACAAAGTACAGTAAGGTCTATCGTAAGCAGAAAAAAGACAAAGTATTTAAAGATCAAGGTCAGATCAGCACACAGATTAATCCAGTAAATCTTACTCTTACTGGCAAACTATTAAAGCATTTTCGTTTTTTATCCAGTGCGGTTAAAGGCGAAATATCAATTAAATATGGATTTCAAAGCGACAGAATTGCTAAAGAGCGTGGAATGAGTGATGATTCGCGAATGACGGCATTGGTACACGGCAAAAAAACAAAACGTGTCATCGCTTCTAGTAATAAACTAGGACCGGATGTTGAAGAAGCAGTCGGTCACATTTTTGCTTCGCAAGTTGCTAAAAACTTGCAAAAACATTTGAAAAAACGAACCGTTGTCTACAGAGTGTAGAAAGGAGACAGTTCATGAATGAACAAAACAAGGTGCAGGAAGCACCAAAGGAAGAGCAACCTCAAAAGGCTCAAGAGATGGCCACTGATAGCCAGGATCAGCCAACACAAGGCGATGTTGGAGAACTGATTGCTGAAAGCAAGAAATATCGCCAGAGAAGTCAAAAAGCAGAAGCCGAGCTTGCCAAACTGCAAAAGCAGGTTGAGGAAACTCGTCAAAAGCAAATGGAAGAGCAAAATCAATGGCAGCAACTCGCTGAAGAGCGTGGTGCTAAAATTGCAGAGCTTGAACCAATTGTACATTCTGCGAAAGAGCAAGAGGACGCTATGCGTGCCGAGCTTTTAAAGGACTTTGATGAAGAAGATCGTGCTACTTTTAGTGATTTATCACTACCAAAATTAAAAGTAGTTCGCGATAAATTAATTAATAATAGTTCCAAGGTAGCCGTAGATAATTCATCGCCTAGTTCAAATGGCGGTTACAATTCTGCGCTAGACTTTGTACTGAACGATCCTGAAGGTTATGAGAAGTCTAAAAAGACATCAAATTTAGGCAAGTTCGGTAACATATTCAGTCCAAATCGTGGCGATAGTTAACGGTACAAAAGACAAAGTCTTTGGTGTAGACCACGATCCTAGTGATCGTTTGAAGATGACCACTGACAAGGAAGGTTATCCAATTACGACGCGAGATGGTAAGTCTATTAGTGCAGTTGACTTTGTTGACCAGACGCAGGAAAACGTAGAACGCATTGTAAAAGGCAAAAAGCCAAGTTCAATTGGTGTTTTCTCTGGCTTTGGCCCTGGAACTTTAAAAAAACCGTATAAGGAATAAAAATGGCCGTAACACAAAAATCATCTTTCGCCAATTATCAAGTAACTGCGTCAGATCACATTCTCCCAGATGTCATCATGGCATTTACCAAAAGCAATGTCATGGCGCCCTTAGTAAACAGTGCAATCGCTCCGCAAGGCGCTGCATCTGTTACTTTTGTAGACATGACCGCTAAAGCATCTTCGGATGTAACCTCGCTTTCTGAAGGATCAGAAAGAGCATCTATTGCCGTTGCAACCGGTGCGCACGAATGTATAATCGCTAACTACGTTGTACGTTCTGACATTACCGATTTAGCAATGCTTGCAGCACCATATGACCTAAGTGGCAATATTGCCGACAATCTTGGTCACGCTGCAGCTTTGAAGGTGGATGATCTTTTAACTGATCTTTTCAGTGGTTTTTCTCAAACTTCTGGTTCAGCCGGTAACGCACTTACGCTTGATATGTTCTTTGATGCTGCTCGTCAGCTTCATGCAGCAGGTGCGCCAATGCCATTTAGCTACGTCGGAAATAGTAAACAAATTTGGGGTGCAAAAGGTATTCAAGGACTACTTATTGCTACTTCATCTGGTACGTTTGCAGATAATCCAGTTTCTGGTGAAATGCTTGCAAATGGATACGTTGGAAAGTTGGCCGGAGTAGATATTTACTTTAGTCAAGAAGTCACCGAAGACGGCAACAATGATTGTCCTGCGGGTATGTTCTCCAAGAATGCTCTTGGACTTGGAATATCATCTGCCGGTTTAATCAATGTTGAGACTGAGCGCGACGCGTCATATCAGCACACTGAGTATGTAGTATCACTCAAGTGCGGTGTGATTGAAGTGCAAGACTCTTTTGGTGTTTATATGTTAACTGACGTTTCTTAAAGAAACATCACTACTATCCTGGGGATCGTTATGGTCCCCAGGTAACTAGAGGAAAAAATGAGATACTTTAAAAAACCAAATGGTAGAATCGTTACATACGATCCCCAGACACACGACATTGATAGTTTTGAAGAACGCTTTATTGAGTGTGATATAAATGGTAAGCCAAAACCGAAACCAAAACCTAAGAAGAAAGAAGATAAGTAATGGCTAAAAGCATCAATGATTCTTTTAAAGAGTACTGGCTAGACATAGCCGGCACTACAGATGCAAAGAATTTTAATGATGCTATGCGTGCAGGTTTAACTGCAGCAGGTTACTCTGGTGGATTAGGTAAAATGTTAAAAGCATGGGCGGTGGATCAAGGTGGTAGCGATGTGTCAATTAATGGCGCACTTAAACTTGCATTTTCAGACATGGTAGGTGAGTCGGCAACTAGCATGACTTCTACGATGTCTGAGTATGTAAGCGGATCAAATTGGAATGAAATTTTAATAAAATTCGAGGACGAAGATCGACAATTTTCGTTAATAGATTAATCATAACCGCGTGGTAGGCCACGCAAACTAACTCATGGAAAGGAGTTAATTATGGCAGCTTTAGGCTCACAATCAATCGCATCATCTTATGAGCAACTACTTCATGTTGATCGAGATGGTGGAGGGAATTCAACAACATTAGTAGATGTAAAAGATGGAGACAATGGCACTACTTTTGCATTAAAACTCGCAACCGATAAAATCCAAGTAAATGGATTAATAGATTTAACTGGTGGGCAAATCACATTCCCAGGAACTCAAAGTGCTAGTGCAGATGCTAACACCTTAGATGATTATGAAGAGGGTACTTGGGCACCCGCTTGGACTCAGGGCTTTAGTTCTACCAATTATGATTTTCAGCACGGAAAATATGTAAAGGTTGGTGGTTTAATTTGTGTTTTTGGTTCTATTGGAATGACTGCTAGTGGAACAACTGCAACTTCAGACGCTCTGAGATTGAATTTGCCAGAATCTGCTGTTAGTGGAATGAATAATTGGGTTGGAACTGCTATTGTCCAATCTGGAGCCGCTCTAGACACAGAAAGTGCTTACATAAGATGCGGTACTGCTGGGGGTGCAAGTGCTATTGCTTATTTTGTTGGTCAAGCAGATGCTGCCGATGGGCAACAAGCGATTAATGGTGATGATCTAGGTACTGGTGGTACTATAAATTTTCAGATAACATATCAAACAACATAAATATTTTAATTGGATAATTAAATGGAACTAAGAATAGGAGTTAATAATGGCACTAAGTAAAGAATCAACCTTTGATTATGAAATTAGAGGAAATTATAAATGTGTTCAGATTAGAGAAAAGATAGCAATTATCGAAGATGGTGAAGAAATATCATATAAATATAACAGGAGGTCTTTAATGCCCGATGCAGATGTTTCCTCTGAATCAGATGAAGTAAAAGCAATCTGTAATGCAGTCTGGACAGATGCTGTTAAAAAGAAATATGAAGATTCAAAGTCTTAATGAATGAACAAGACCGAATCGAAGAGCTAAAAGCTAGACTTGCTTTATTGCAGAGAGAAGTAGCTGAAGTTCAGTTTCTTATTAATGGATATGAGAATGCAATTAAAGAAAAAGATCAGAAATCTGATTCAAAATAGCTATGTAGAAGCAATATTTTTAAATATTGCCTGCATCATTGCGCTACGCATTTTTATTGGATGTCAAGCGTTAGCAACTACTGGATACGATTTAAGTCCAGATTCAACTCAATCTACAATTTTTAATGAAATCTATGACCAGGATAGCACGGTGCATTGGTATGAGAAAATTGTAACTGGCGACGTGTATTGTTATTATCACGATCAAATGGAAAAGTTAATTATTAATGCCAAATGACAGAAGTAAAAGACGCACGTTCAATCTCAGCGACAACCTGGTCGGATCAAATGAGTGTGACAATCAATATTCGCTTTCTTGTAAATGTAATTGCAGTTGTGGGTGCGATTGTGTACACATATCACACGTTAGTGACGCGAATTGATCACCTAGAAGCGCAAGCAAAACATTTTGATGAACGTATTGATGAATTACAAAGTTTACACGATCAAGAAGTCGAGGAGCTGAAGAAATGGTATCAAGAATTTTCCATAAATCCATTTAAGAGAAAAAAATGATTTCTGAATTTGCAGATTTATATTTACAACTTGGTGCAGCAGGCTTTGTTTTTCTGCTTTTTGGGTTTACAATATACAATTTAATTCAAATTAATAAGGCGCAAAGTGAAGATCTTGAGGAAATAAAGCAATCCATTAGCAAAATGGAAGCTGAAATTTCTAATTCTATGCAGATAAACATAAAATTAGTAGACCGCATGAACAGATCAGATGAGAAGCGTGAAGATTTTTGGCGCGAACTATCTGATGATTTAGCATTTTTAAAAGGTCGCATTAATGGGCATGGCACAAGATGAAAATCCAAGGCGGCATATCTATCGGAAACATAATTACCATAGCAATGCTAGGTTTCTCACTGGCGCTAGGTTGGGGTACTATTAATGAAAAGACTGCGCAGCTAGAGCAAGATTTAGAAAATAAAGCTGATCAAAAAGTTGTTGATGTTCAGTTTGAGTACATCAAAAGAGATCTCAATGAAATTAAAAAATTGATTAGGAGTAAATAATGCCTAAAGGTCCTGGAACATACGGCACTAAGCGTGGCCGACCTAAAACCAAGAAAAAGAAAAAAATAAACAAAAAGAAAACTAGGAGTAAATAATGGACTGGATGAATTGGACTAACTTTGCATATATGATGATATTAGTATTTACGGTAATGGGTACAATGGTGGCGACAAAATATCGATTAGTTATTAAGGAGCTGAAAGATGTTGCAAGAACTTATCATACTGCTAGTAAAGATGGCAAAATTACTGAGAAAGAACGCGAAGCGATTGCTAAAGAGTGCATGGATGTTGTTATGGCTTGCGTGCGTCTCGTGTGGAAATTCTAACTTGGTAGATAAAAAACAAATGAAGCGCGTCATTACTGACGTGTTACAAAAACTAGGTGACAAGTACGCTACACCAGAAGCTATTGATTTAATTTATAATACTGGATTAGTAGAATCGAAATATGTTTATTTGATGCAAAAAGGTGGATCAAATATTGCTCGCGGTTTCTTCCAAATTGAGCCTTGGACGAGCGTTGATTGTATTAAGAATTATTTATCGTATAGACCAGAGTTGATGAAAGATGTAAGTCGCGCCAGTAATGTTGATTTAAAGTATTTTACCGATCCAAAAGATGAAGATTGGAAGTTTATTCTCACTACAAACATTGCAGCACAAATTCTAATGTGTCGTATGCACTGGAGACGCGTACCAGAAAGATTGCCAAAAACTTTAGAAGAACAAGCACGTCAATGGAAGAAGTTTTATAACACCGCAAAAGGCGCAGGAACTGAAAAGCACTTTATGGAGATTGTATCTAAATATGGATGATTCACAAAAAATAGATAATCTTATACGCGTTATGGAAACATTGCAACTTATGTGTCAAGATTTAGATTCTCGTAAAATGAATCATAAAATAATATTGTATATAATGATGGAAATTATTATGTCAACACCAATCCCCGATGTCACCATTTTACCTAATAATAGAGAGTTAGCATTCGCATGAGTTATTTTACTGCATTTTGTAACAACACTACCGACTTACAAGCAATTGTAAGTGACATAGATCGCTATGATCGCAAACGCATTTTACCATCCAGTTGGTTTACAACAGACACCTCAAATTTGTATCAATTAGCAAACACTGGTAATATATCACAGTTATTTGTTGATGGTGTAGAAGCGAGTATGGTGACAGATACACCTAACGCGGGTAATGAAGCAAATTATTCTAGTTCGACTGATTCTGTACAATATTTTATTACTTCATCATCGGTGAGCGCATTAAACTCAAAAGTAATTGAAGCCGGTCAAGATTGGGATAGTTTAAAGACTACAGTATGTAAAGAACAAGCAGATCGGATGCGTAGCTATCTAAATAGACCAATATACAAGCGAGGTAATTCCAATTATCAAGGCGCTGCGGATCGCGACTATGATTTTATCGTAATAAGAATTAATGCAATACTTGCCTGCGCTGACCTGGTGCGCAGTCAAGATCCAGAGCGCGCTGCAGAAATAGAAGCAATGGCAACTAATGAGGAAGGCACTGGACTATTAGATAAGCTCAAGCGCAAAGAATATGTGATGGCTAATGAAACATCGTTTAGATCAGAATCTGGTATTATATCAGAGATTTCCATTAATGGATCTACTACTGGTTACATTGAAGATATAAAAATTAATCAACCGCCAACGGTATCATACGATGAAGTGCGAGTCGTTATCAGCAATGCAGGCACATTTTCGCCTGGGACCACAAGTACAGTTAAGTATGATGTATATATAAAGAATGAAGATGGCTTGCGCATGAATAAGAGCATTGATGGTGAAGTTATTAATGGAGACTATCAAGAACTAGCTTATGGCGCTGAAATTAGATTCCAGGCGGGAGTGTATACACTAAATGATGAATGGTCAGTGATCTTTCAATCTGACACCATACCAATAGGTAGCGTTAAATCTGGTCAGATATACCGATGATGTCATCTATTAAGGTGTAAGTAGATGGCTATTACTTATACTAATGTCATCTACGAAAAAGTTATTGACAATTTGCATACGATACTTGCTGATGAGTTTAACATAGCGATTCTTTATGATGACACATCAGATAGACCAAACCAAAGTTTTTTGGTAACTCCAGTATCAGACTCATTAGATGAGCAACTAACTACTGGATCGGTTCGTGAGTATACAATCAACATCAATTATCAAATTGATTTTGGTGGTAACTACACAAAAAATAGTATTAAGCAAGTTAGTTTAGTTGCTGAAAGAATAAAAAGATTGATAAAAAACAATGAAAATTATACAGTTTCAAGTGAGCGCCAGTGGCATAATGCTATGGTAAACAACATAGAATATTTACGCAATGATGACGATAGTAACTTACTTGAAGCAAATATAGAAACAAGTTTTAAAGTTATGGAGATCATATCGTGAAGTTTAAAGCAAAAGAAAGTTATTTTAAACTTTCAGATGAAAAGAATTTTTGTGCATACTGGAGTCGCAACAAGCATAAGATTTTGCTCAGTGGCCAGTCAGTGGAGATAACTGAAGTGCCTAAAGACTTAGAAAAGCATTTAGAACCGATAATTAAAAAGGAAACTAAATAATGGCTGAAACTAATTTTCAATCCAGATCGGATATATCTGTTGCTATCGGTAGTAAAGGTAGTAATGTTGCTTTAGGTACGTCACACGCTGCGGGTGATACCTGGAATTTTTTACAAGTAACAGATTTTAACATTCAACACGCAGGTGCAACTATAGACGTAGCGCCTAACAAAAGTGGTATTTATGGTCAGTTGGAATCTCAAGGACACCACAGACCAGATACGATGATGTATGAAGTGACCTTGACAATGCGTGGCACACCTACTGCGGTTTTAAAGTCTTGTTTACCTTTATTTGGTGATGGTACAAGTGCTGCAGCATTGACTCCTGCATCATCTACTGGTACAATGAAGCACAATACTAATACAGTTAATGCCGTTACTTTACTATTTAAAAACGGTGGTTCAGATGCATCAAATATTAGTTCAGTCATGGTTGGATGTTTTTGCACATCCATGACAATGCGTGAAGACATTGGCACTAATGGTGGAGAAATGGTTGTAGAATCAACATTTGTTACTGGCTATCGTCCAGTAGAAAATACATTAGCTGCAAGCAGTGAAACTGCAGATACTGCAACACCTAAAAATATTTTTTCACTATCTACGCAAAATGTCGGTGGACAACCAGTAGTTTGTAACTCTTGGGAAATAACGATTGCTAGACCGCTTGCCAGAGTTGGCTACATTGATACTACTGATTATAATCCATATGGATATTGTCAAACTGGACCATACGAAGTCACTGGTAGTTTAATGGTAAAGCGTGATGATACGATTGAGGATTTGGCAACGAGTCTGAAAGGCGATAGCGCAGGTATTGCAATTGATTTAGCTGAATCAAGCGGATTTACAATATCAATTCCCGATGCAATGATAGATAATTCTCAGCCAGAAAATGGCGACTACATGATGCAAAATATTCCTTTTAGAGCTTTTGCAGCTAGTGAAACTGACAACATTATAAGTATTACTATAGCGTAACCTGGATGATCATATACATGAGAGATAGGTATGACCGTCAAAACAAAACACGGCACATTTGAATGCCGTAAACTGACTTTTAAAGATAGACGCAAACTTCATAAACTTGAAATACAAGCAGTTGGCATTGGTGGTGAAGTAGACACTGCTAAGTTCTACATCGTACTCGAATGGGTGATGGACTTTGCATTTACTGATGCAGAGAAAGCGCTTGGCCACTTAGATGACAACCA